AAGGAAAATGTCCAAGCAGCCATTGATTCAGCATTTTCCGCCGGATTCGAAACAAGCACTTCAGTAAGAATAAATGCGAATTACTCACTGACTGGAGGTTTATCGGTGCCTGGAAGTATTACTGCCAATCCCGCTTTGCAGTATAGGCCACATGCAAATGGTGACATCGTAAATGGCCCACAATTCAGCTTGATCGGTGAAGACGGTCCCGAAGCCATCATCCCCCTTGGAAGCAAACGCAGGGACAGGGGGTTAAGTCTCTGGCAGCAGGCGGGAGAGCTGCTTGGTGTGGGAAGATATGCGGATGGCGGCATCCTTTCCGGCGATACGGGCGGCGGGGTAAAGACCTATCTGCCATCCGGTGATTCCGGGTCATCGTTGCCCGACCAGGGCGATGGCAGCGGCATCAATGTCTCCGTCAACATGGCCCCCACCTTTGAAATCAACAACGACCAGGCTTCCGGGGAAAACGGGGTAGTTTCTACCCTGAAATCCCATATCCGGGACATGACGGATGAGGTGGCGGACGAGCTGGCGGTGCGTCTGCAAAAAATATTTGGCAATATGCCTACGAAGGAGGCGTAAGACATGGAAATCACCTTAACAGAGGCGAACAAAAAGAAGAAAAAACCATTTGAGTTCAAACCACTTCCCGAAAGAATCAATGTAAGGAGGGCGGCAAAATATAAGTCCCATGATCTGTTAAATGGTAATACGGCCAAATTACCGAAAGGCAGGGAATGTGCCGAGATTTCATGGAATGGTATTTTTTTAGGTGGCCGGGGAACGGCTGTCCAGGAAACTATGGGAGTCCCGACGCTTAAAAATGGCTCCAAAAAGAAAGAGCTACCCCCAAAACAATGCGTGAAAATGCTAAGGGACTGGATGTATGGGGGAAAAGTATTAGAGCTGCTGATTACGGAACCCAGGTTAAGAGTCAACGTCACCGTTTCAAGATTAACCACCAGTGCGGAAGGCCCTTATGGCGACATCTCATATTCCATAGAATTCCTCCGGTACCATGCGCTTAATATAAAGGAAATCAAAAAGAAATCCAAGGATCTGAACCTGCGTAACGGTATCCCCGCAGACGTAGGGCCTTATACGGTAAAGACCGGGGATTGCCTCTGGAGGATAGCCGCAGACAAGCTTGGTGATGGGAACCTGTGGCGGGAGCTCTATGATATGAATAAAAAGACCATCGAAGACGCCGCAAAGAAACACGGCTATAAAAGTTCCGACAACGGCCACTGGATATTTCCCGGAACCACGCTGTTCATACCGGCATCAAAAGGGAAATAGGAAGGCGGTGAAGATATGATTGATGCAAACAAACTGTCATACACATTTATTTTGCTGACCCCGGATAATAAACAGTACGACATCACCCCCATGGTGCAGGATGGTGGCTGGGAAGAAGGGAAAGGGGAATTTGCCGTCCGGATCAATGGAACCATGTGCAATGGGATGTATAAGAAAAAAAGGATTTCCTCCATTATCAAAATCGGATGCATGGTCAGAATACTGGCCTCCCACGGGGGCAAAAAAACGGAAGTGGCCAGGGGGACCATCATTGACTGGGGAGTAAGCCGCAACAGGGCAAGGAATGATTTTAGCTTCAGCGCCTATGACGACCTCTATTTTTTCCAGGAAAGCCAGGATAATTACTATTTTACCAAAGGGACAAAAACAAAGACCGCCTTTTCAAAGATATTTTCCGACTGGAAGATACCCATGGACAAATATCAGGGACCCAACGTGGAGCACGCAAAGATGGCATTTAAAAACGATACCCTGAGCAACATCGTATTAGACATACTGGAAGAGGCGGGTACCAAAAATAAAGATAAGTACCTGATCCGCTCCGTGAAGGGGAAGGTGCAGATCCTCCCCCGGGGAAGCAACAAAGACGTATACCATTTTGGGAATTCCAACCTGGAAACGAAAGACTTTAAGCAGAGTATCTCAGGAATGATCACCAGGGTAAAGATCATCGGCCAAGAGGACAAAGACGGGAAGAGCAGCGTGGTGGACGTGTTGGATGGGGATACAAAAGTTGGCATTCGCCAGAAAATAATTACAAACTCCAAAAGCGAAAGTAAGGAAGATGCCCAAAAAGAAGCGAAAAAAATCTTAGAGGAACAAGGAAAACCGGAAAAGCGTATTACCCTGGAAGGGCCGGATGTTCCTTACTTACGAAAGGGTGACAAGGTCCATGTAAAGACGGAATATGTCAACGGTTACTTTTACATTACATCCATCCGCCATGACTGCAGCAAAGCAACTATGAGCATGGAGGTAGAACGCGTGTAGGAAGATAAATGCAGATAGCCGAACACGCTCCAGGGATTTCCGGGACACATTAACACAGTTTTTTAGAAAGGGGGATGCCATAATGGCGAATAATCCGGGCGTGAATAAACTGGCCCTGATACTGGCGGACAGGATGCGTCTGCAGGCGGTGTCACCGCCTGCCGTAGAATTCGGGACGGTTACCCAGAACTTTTCACTAGTGACCGATACCTTCCGGATTCCTATCCCCCGGCAGGATTACAAAGTAGACAAAAGGCTTTTAGGGGAGGAAAACAAGCTTCAGGAAAATGACAGGGTATTGGTCACATGGGTAAATGATACCCCGGTTATCCTGTGCGTAGTCGCTTCCGGAGGGAAATGACAGCCTGCTGGTCAAAGTGAAAAAAATAATAATGATCCCAAAATACAATAAAAAGGAGGTTGCCATGGGGAATGAAGAAATTGGTCTGTTTCCGGTATTTGAAGTGCCGGAAACGGAGGAAGAAGAGGACGTTGCAGCGATATCAGGCAGGCGCAGCGTCCTTTTTGATATGGAATCCGGGGATTTCGTTTTAGACGGCGCCGGAAGGATGATAGAGGCGGATGAACAGGAAGCTTATGTTCAATGGTGTGTAAAGGCGGTAACTACAGCAAGATATGCCTGCCGGGCCTACCCGGATGAAATCGGGACAGAACTGGACCTGGCTTTAGAAGAAGATTCCCGGGAGGCGGTAGAGTCCGGCGTGGAAAAGGAAATCACGGAATGCCTGATGGTGAATCCGCTGACCGAGTACGTCGGGGATTTTGAATTCACCTGGGACACGGGAAGGCTTGCCGTATCCTTCACGGTAAAGAAAGTGGATGATGAAGAATTTGAAATACAGGATCTGGATATTGGAATAGGAGGTTGAAAGATATGGCAGAATTTATTGCTCCTGATTTTATACAGGAGAGCGATGAGAAGACTATCCACGACAGGATGATGGAGAATTTGCCATCGGATATAGACGGCACCCCGGGAGGTTTCCCCTGGGATTTCACCCGACCCGCGGCAATTGAAATAGAGGAGCTGGTGCAGAGAACGTTAGCACGGACTGTGCAGCTGATGTTCCCCCAATATGCCTGGGGACAGTGGCTGGACCTGCATGGGAGCCAGGTAGGGCTTACCAGGAAGGAGGGGGAAAAAGCCAGAGGGAAGATAACCATCAAAGGGGCGGCCGGAACGGAGATTAAGAAAAGCTTTGGCCTGTGTACCCAGGCGGTGGATTCTTCCCCATCTATCGTCTTTTTTCCGGACGAAGACTATATAATCCCGGAATGTGAGGTAATTAAGATTGGCGCTACTGCAGAGTTCCCGGGAATAGAGGGAAACATCATGGCGGGAACGATCACCCTCATGGTGAAACCAATAACAGGAATCCATAGCGTAACAAATGAGGAGGCATTTTACGGAGGTGATTTGGAAGAATCAGATGAAGCCTTCCGCAATCGTATCCAGGAGGCAAATGAGTCCGTGGATACCTCTTTTGTAGGGAATAACAGCGATCTGAAAAGATGGGCCAAATCCGTTGTTGGAATTGAAGACTGCATCGTTTTTCCCACATGGGAAGGGCCGGGGACGGTAAAGCTCGAATTAATAGGTAAGGATGGCAAGCCGGCCGAAGAAAAGTATGTGCAGGCGGTCATTGATTATATAGTTTCTCCGTCAGATCCTTCCAAAAGGCTGCTCCCGGCAGGATGTTGTGAATTAACGGTAAAACCGGCCGATACAAAGGTCATTTCATATTCCTGCAGGAACCTGATTTTAGAGGAGGGAGTTACCTTGAATCAGGTCATTCAGGATTTCAAAGAAGCAATGCGCTCTTATTATAAAAAGGCAAAGGAGAAGGGCACGGTGAAATACAATCTGATTCATGCGATCCTTACTGAAGTGGATGGAGTGTTGGATTTCACCGACTTTCTAATGAACAATGCAAAAGAAAACATCGAACTGGATGGATTCCAGTTTGCAGCTACAGGTGAAGTAACCTTTGAGCCGGATGCCGGTATCACCGAACCGGATGATTAGAGGAGGTGTGTGACATGGATTTAGAGAAATTTCCGGATTGCGAAACTGCAAAACGGATGATGGGAATGGTGACCCGGGGATTCTATGACCGGTCCTATATAGGGAAATGGCTGTACCAGGTGATGGGGATGGAAATGGAAGAGGCGAAAGAATTCGTGGAATCCCTCATCTGGCAGGCCTTTGTAGAAACAGAGGATGGGCTTGCAGGGCTTCTTGCAGAAACAAGGGAAGAACACGCAGAGACAGCGACTTGGGGGTTGAGATACCATGAAGAGAAGTACGGGTTTCCTGCCCGGGCGGATCCGGATTACAAAGGGCGGGGGAAGTTAATTTATAAAAAGCGGAATGGAAGATTGCCTATGACCCCATACCGCATGGAAATCATACTTTCAGATTTGACAGGCAGGGAAATCCATATTGATGATTCCGGGGCTGTGAATCAGTTCGAGGTTCAGATTTCTTCCGGCAGTACAGATTACAGTACTTTAGGAGTCATTGAAACATTAATGGCGATAAAACAGTCTCATGTAGTTTTTTCAATCGCTGAGAATATTGTTGCGAAGGCTTGCTGTGGCTGTATGATGCAAGAATCAGAAATTTTAAATGTAAGGCAGGTGTAAGTGATGGCATTTACAGGAATTAGTTTAACAGAAAATGGAGTAAAGGCACTCAATAAGGCTCAGGGCGGAATAGAACTGAATTTCATAAGAGCCGCAATAGGCGACGGAGTGCAAGCGAAACCGGATAACGAAGCAACAGAGTTGGCGAATGAATTGTTTTCTCTGCAAATAAGCGGCAAGTCAATAGAAGAGGAGTCATGCATACTTGAAATCGACCTGAACAATACGATGTCGCAGCAGGACTACTATTTCAGAGAACTTGGGATATATGCCGAGTGTGACGGCATGGAGGTCCTGTATGCATATGTGAATGCAGGAGACAAAGCAGATCTGATACCCGCAAGTGGAAATCTTGCCACGGTGGAAAAGAGGATACGGGTATCTATGCAAATTGGAAACGCAAGCAACATAACAATTGCCGGGAAAAGCGTCCTGTATTTATCTTCTGCGGATGAAATGAAAGAAGAGCAGGTGATAGAGATATACAGCAATGCGCTTGGAATAAGCTATGAATCAGGGGAAGCAATTTCCACAGAGGAACTTATTGAGCTTTTAAAAATAATTTTTAGTTAGCATGTCAGAAATTCAATGAAACGAGACCAATAAAACAAATTCTAAAGAACTACCTGGGGTAGTTCTTTTTTCAGGAGGAAAAACATTGTCTAAATTTTTAACTTATGAAGGATTAGAAACAGTATTAACGAAGGTAAAAGGCGAAACAGATAAGAAAGTGGAAAAAGTGACAGGGAAAGACCTTTCCACAAACGACTATACAACGACAGAAAAGACAAAGCTGGCCGGTATTGCAACAGGAGCCGAAGTAAATCAGAATGCGTTTACAACAGTCGTTGCCGGTGGCACAAGTGTAGTTGCTGATGCCAAGTCAGATACACTTACAATTGAGGGCAGTAACATTACGATTACAGGGGATGCAACAAATGACAAGGTTACGATTACCCATCCTACCAGTGGGGCCACGGCAGGCACATACAAATCCGTGACAATTGATGCCAGAGGTCATGTTACAGGCGGTACGAATCCAACGACACTGGCAGGATATGGTATTACAGATGCAGCAGCTAAGACACATACGCACGCAAGCGCAGATATTACTTCTTTAGATGCTGCAAAGTTGACGGGAACAGTTGATATTGCAAGGCTTCCGGCCGGATCATTAGAACGTTGTGTTGTGGTTGCTACGGATACTGCAAGGCTTGCTTTGACATTAAGCAATGTTCAGACTGGTGACACGGTTAAAGTAACAGCTACAGGACTGATGTACTTCGTAGTTGATGATACAAAACTCAGCACAGAGGCAGGATATGAGGTATATACAGCAGGAAGTGCAACCAGCGTTCCCTGGTCAGGAATTACAGATAAACCTTCTACCTACACGCCGGCAACGCATACTCACACAAAATCGCAGATCACAGATTTCCCAACCACATTGCCGAATGCAAATGCTTTGACAATAAAAGCCGGAAGCAAGACGGTTACCTATACAGGAACGGCGGTTGGCAGTATTGAAATCACGGCCAGTGATTTAGGTGCGTTAACTACTGTGGAGGAAATCACGACAACAGAAATAAGTAGCTTGTTTACAAGTATATTTGGATAAAGGAGAGGATCATAATGTCATTTTTAGGAATAGATGGCTTTAAAAAATTTTGTCAGTTACTAAAAGGTGAT